AACGGTAGAGTCATGAAAGAATCTTTTATATTACCGCCCGGTGCATCTACATCTCTAAATTCTCCAGGTTGGATAGACTGTGCGTCATCTCTAATTCTAATGCCACGCATTTTAAATCCTGCAGGTAAGTTTGATAATGTACCTGCATCTAACAATGATCTAAGAGCTGCGGTTGCAGTTCTTGATAATCCACCGATCATGTGTATTAAACCAAAGCCATAGAAACCTAGACCTGGTAAAAATTTAAAATGTACAAAGTATGGTATCTTTTCTTTTTTAGGATCACCTATGTTATAGTTTCTTCTAATAGATAAAACTTCTCTTGAGCCTTCTTCTATTGTTACAATGTACGGTAATTTAATACCAGTAACATCGCCATCAGGTCCACGGTCCTCGAACCCTTCTAAATCTAAATTAATATGAAACTCAAGAAGTGTGTATACATCTTCGTTAAAAGTTCTTTTAGTTCCTTCTAACATTCTTTCTTTTTTCTCTAATTCTGTTTCTTGATTAAATGGTCTAGGTAAATCTATGTCACGATAAAATCCTGCCACTTGTTGTTTTCTTAAATCATTCTCAGAGACTTTAAGACGATGGATCACGGCCTCCGCATCTTCTAAAGATGTTGCATTGTATGGAACTATCAAGTCATCAGCTGGAACGAACTTAGAAACCGTTCTGCCTAAAAGATCGTCATAGTAAACTTTCTTAAAGGCAGATCCGGAAAGAGGGAGATAAAAAAGCATTTGGTCAAACTCTGGTTCGTACTCTTTCATCACATCCATGAGCTGATAGTTCATGAATTCTTTAACACGACCTGCTTGGTCATTTTTTTGTGGAGTCTCTACTCCGATAATTCTAGTTCTTACAGGGCCATCTGCAGGTAACAATTCTTTGTATGCTAACGCTTGAAACTGTGTAACTGCTTCTGCAAGCACAGGGTGGGTGGCACCACTTGCACCTTGAAAAGGTTGTGCCATGTTTTCGTATTTAAATCCTAATAGGTCTAAACCTTTTGAGTAACCATCTTCCCAATCTTTTCTTGATGCTTTGTACTCTTGATAATTTTGCACTAATTCTGAACCAAGAGGATTTAATGTTTCCTCTGGTAGTAACTCTGCCAAGTTGTCGAAATGACTTTCACTTTGTTCTTGATTAAAGGCTCCCGGTTCAAAATTAATTTCAACACCTCCATCATCAAGTTCTGTGATTTCAGTATCACCTTGATCAGGAAGCTGCTCTTGAATCTTTGCGTCTTCGATAATTTTTTCTTCTGCCCCAGGTAGTTCAACCCTTTTGTTTGGCAGACTTTTGTCTATTGCCATGCTTTTTCTCCAATCTTACATCTTTAACAGTATTATAGCTAATATTCAACCCTTGAGGTGTGGGTCCACTTTCAGGGGGCACAGTGGTTGTTAGTTTTTTAATTTTCTTATATTTGCTAGGATGCTTGAATACGAAGGTCATTACCAATAATATTTGTATTTAGGTTTGATTAATGGTTCTTCTTTATAGTCTTCTGGGTGCATAATCAAGCCTCCATCTCTGAATTTCATAATTGCTTGAGTTGTGCTATCCACCAAATCATCGTGATCACCATACGGAAACTCAGCACATTCTTCAATAACCTCTTGTGCAAACTCTCTTTCTTTGGGTGCATATATTCTTCCAGACTCAAACATAGGAGCAACTGAATTAACTCTTGCATGTTTATCTTGTCCACGATTAGGACTATAGTCTGCTACAGGTAGACCTTGTCTACGAAGTTCTGCTATTAAAGGTAGACCTGCTGCTTTTGCTTCAACTAAAATTGTTTCTGGTTTCCAATACAAGTATTGATCGTAAGCTAATCTTTTTAGTTCTGGAAACTCGTATCTACCTTTTAACGAATCTAACAATATTAAACTTTGTGGACTATCTTCCGTTTCTCTAAACACACCCCACGTTGTAATAGCAGAATAATCCGCAGTTTGTTTTTTTAAAAAGGCGGTATCATAACTTTGTATCACATGTTGTATCATTGGCATCTCTTCGTGTGGCCAGTCTACCCACCACTCTCTTTTAATTATCGCTCCTTCGTCCGAGGTCGGGTTTTGCATGTATTGTGCATTCCATTTATTTACTCCTGCAGATGCTTTGACAGCTTCAAGATCCTCAAGCTTCCAATATTGTGGCCACATCGGTTGACCACTTGGCATAATCGCAGGGAACTCTATTACCTCCCATTGATCTGCTTTTTCTTCTCTTTGTGCGTTGAGCAACATTTGTGTTAAATCTTTTTTACTCCATCTAGTCATGACCAGAATAATTCTACCTCCAGGCTGTAAACGTTGACGTGGACCTGAAGTATACCACTCGTAAGTTTTTTCAAATGCGTTAGGTGAGTTTACATCTTGCTCTGAATGTGGATCGTCAATTATTAATAAGTCTGCACCTCTCCCGGTCACCGCACCTTGGACACCGACTGCAAAATACTCACCGCCTTTTGAGGTGTTCCATCTTCCTGCTGCCTTAGAGTCTTCTTGTAGCCTAGTTGTAAAAAGTTTTTGATAAGACTCACTATCAATTAAATTTTTTGTTTTACGACCAAAGTTTACAGCTAACTCTGCAGTGTGAGTTGCTTGAATAATTTTAAGTTCAGGGTAGTTACCTATCATCCACGCAGGTAAAAAATAAGATGCAAACTCAGACTTTGTATGTCTTGGTGGCATATTAATAATTAATCTGGTCAGTTCTCCACTAGCTATTTTATTAAATTTTTCTGATACTTCTTTATGGTGTTTGCCTTCAATAAATTGTGGCCACATTCTTTTAACAAAGGTTAAAAAATCTTGTCTTGCAGCTACAGCTTTTTGATTTTCATAACCTGCTATAATATCTTGTTTTAATCTTTCTCTTACCTCAACATCAGGTATTTTATTTATTTGCTCTAGGGTTAGCTTCATATGGAACCAAAAAGTATTTTATAGGATAAATTGTGTAAATCAAGCACTATAGGGGTATACGCTAGGATCCCTTTTGCAAAAATGCAGATCGACAAAAATAAAAAAGTCAAAAATCCAAAACGGTCTGGTACCTCTATCAATTAGATTTCTGGGACTTTGCACCCTTCGGGTGGGTCCCGCCCACATGCTCTTCTCTCTACAACTGTAAGGTGTATGCAATAGCTGCATACACCTACCAGTTTTATTTAACTATGTTAATAACCTCGCTTTCGTTTTATCATTAACTTGAGTATCAATTCCAATTCCATTTCCTTTTGATTGCCCATTAGCATATGCCATTCTATCTCTAATGCTCATTCTAGATTTAGAGTTAGTTAATCTTATACCTTGCTTTGCTAACCAATCAGTTAAAGCTTTTTGCTCTGATTTATAAAGCATTGGTAAACCATCTGGATTTGCAATTGGTTGATACTCAGGAACAATTGAAAGATATTTTTCTTTCAATCTTTTGCAAAGTCTATTTGCACATCCCAAAGTAAATGCACTTTTTGCTCTTCTTTTTGCAAGTGGAGATAATTTTACTTTTTTAAATTCTTGCTCCACTAATCTTTTAACAGTTCTAATAAAATAATTGCACATTTCAGTTGCAACAATTCTATTTGATTCTCTACCTACAAAATGAGCGATCGTTTCTTTTTTGTAAGTTTCGGAATTGTATTCTGTAGTTGTATAAAACTGACAAAAATATAATTCCGCTGTTTTATGTCTGATCCATCTTTGCCAAACATTTTGATCAACAACTTGAGTTTCTTTTTCGATCGGTTCTTGATCTTCGTCTTTAATATCACTTAAAGATAAATTGTGTTGTTTTAAAAGTTCCAAAGCTTTTTCTGATGCCATCATCGACTCATTTTCCGATGCTCCGTTTTTCTCGGACATCGCTAAAAGCTTTTTGATTTTATTTATTATATCTTTCATTTTTGCTCCTTTGTTAATGTATAGGATTTTATATGAAAGAATTTTTTATGTCAATACACATTCAACTAAAAAGTGAAATTATTTTTTTATTTTTTTCTGGGTGGGTCCCGCCCACATGCACTTACCACCAGCTGCTGCAATAATGCAACAGCTGATGTATTTCTACAACATTAAACCGAAACTAAATCTTTCCACGATTTTTTTTCAGTTTGAACAAAGGACTTGTAAAAAATTTGTTGAATTTTATACGAGGTTACCCAATATTCCATTGGAGTAAGTCTCTCGATACTGTCCTTTGCATCTTTGTATTTTTTAGCATCTGTTAGAGTGTCGAAACCCTTGGCAACTGTAATTTCAGTTTCGCCTTTAGGATTTTTGTCTTCTCTAATTTTTAATACTAAAAATGTTGAGTTTACATTTTCCATTTTTTATTTCTCCTTTCATTTGACATATATAGGATTTTATATTAAAAATGTCAATAGAAAGGAAAAAATAAATTATGTTGAACAAAGGAACAAAATTTTTCGTTACATGGACACCTGAGTTCATTAATGGAGAAGAAAATTTTCATGGTCAAAGTGTTTCGAGAAAAGGGCTTTGGGATGAAAAAAGTAAAATCGCAATTAATAAAAAAACAGGAAAAAAGTATATGACTTTTTGGGACAGGGACAGAGAAAGATATACAACGGCAAACTCTGAAATTGTTTCAATCACTTATAATATTTTTCAGAAAGGGACTTATGAAAAAAGTAAAAAATAAAATTTTTTCTTTTTATCATTGTAAAGAATGCCTTGATGAAATTTGCGCAAAAGAATCTATAGGTGATAATGTTTCTCCGAGAGAATATGCAAATTATGAATTTGGAGCAACTGAAAAAGGTTTTCAACTTTGGTGCGTGAGACACGAAAAAAATATTTTGGCTCTCGATTTGTTGGGTCAAAAAGTAACTTACGATAAATAGAAATTTCTGGGGCGGTGTGAGCTGCCCCAGAAAAAAAATAAGGGTGGGTCCCGCCCACATGCTCTTCTCTGGGACAGGGTGGGCCCCGCCCACATGCTCTTCTCTACAACCTGGAGTTGTGTGCCTGGAACTGCGTCAGTATGTCCTATATAATCCTATATATATTTAATATAGGATAATCCTATAAACCATTTAACAAAGGAGAATAATTATGGGTTTAGATCAGTACGCAGGACTTCGAGACAGTAATGGCGAAGTTCACGAAGAGTTCTATTGGAGAAAGCATGCAAGATTGCAACAATTTTTTTCAAAAGAATTCGAAAAACAAAAATCAGAAAAGGATCATAACTCTTCTGATGGATTACAACATCTAGGTTTTAACGCAGGTGAGGGTGGCGTAAAAATCACCGAGGACGTCGTTAAAAGATTAGAAGAGCAATATAAAAATAATTTTTATGATTGCTTTGCACATGATGGCTTTTTTTGGGGACAACAATTCCAAGAGGAGCAAGTTAATGAGTACAAGGCGCAAGATAAAAAATTTATTGCGTGGTGTAAAAAAATGTTGAAGGAAGGAAAAGAAATCGGCTACGATTGTAGTTGGTAAAGTTTAGATCTAGGGCGAGAAATCGCCCCTGATTCCAGATCCTTTAGCGGGAAGTGAATCGCTGATATTTCTTCGCGTTGAAATATCTCGAACGGCGATAGGGCATCGACTAAAGGATCTGGGATCAGTTAACAGAATCCCGCGGTTTGTAGTGGGCGGTTAACTGGTCAACCAGGCGGACCCGCAGCTCCGAGCCGCAGGCGTAAGCCCTGGATCGCGAGCTGCCTACGACCTAGCTTCGCGAGCATTGGGACTAGGCAGCTAAATTCCTGGGACGCCAGATAAATCCACAAGCAGCAAGCAACAAGCCACAAGCTTTTATTTTTTTTGGGTGGGCCCCGCCCACATGCGCTCCTCGAAAATAAAAAATTTTTTTGTTGACTATATCCTAGAATATCCTATATTTAAGTTATGGAAAAAACAGAAGAACGTAGAAATAGATTCACTGGTGAACGTGAATTTTTAACAAAAAAAGAAGCTGAGCTGCATGACTTAGTTTTTTATTACGAGGCGTTGGAGCAATGGGACAAGATGCGAAAATGTATATCTAAATTTTCTAGATTGAATCCTAAAGCATATATGACGTTACTTGACTAATGAAAACTAGTGAAGCTCTTAAATTAGTTGGCGGCCTCTCGAGGCCGTCGAAAATGCCAGGCTGGAGCTACGGCCTGCCGGCTGCGGAATGCAAAACCGGCTCGAAGCTTCAGAAAATTGAAGGCAGCACGTGCAGCAATTGTTACGCTCTGAAGGGCTGCTATGTTTTTAAAGTTGTCCAGGCGGCCCAGTATAGAAGGTTGGAATCTATAAAGCATCCAGGATGGGTTGCAGCTATGGTATTTTTAATTAATTCAAAAAAATCTAAATATTTTAGATGGCACGACAGCGGCGACGTTCAGGACTTAGACCACTTAAACAAAATTTTTAAAGTTTGTGAGTTAACACCTGGCGTCAGTCATTGGCTGCCAACGCGGGAAGCGTGGACCCAGAACCACGTTGCAAGAGCTCCCAGGAATTTAGTTGTAAGATTCTCCATGCCCATGATTGACCAGGCGCCAGCTGGCGCCTGGCCTAATACATCAACTGTAGTTACAAAAGCAGCTACATGTCCAGCCCCGCAGCAGGGTAACGCTTGCCTGGACTGTAGGGCGTGTTGGGATCCAAAAGTTAAAAATATAGCTTATGGTGAACACTAATTTTTATATTTCTATTTATTGGGCGACCAGGAATCACGGCGGTGATGAAGAGGGCGGATGGTCGTATTGGTCACGTCAAAAAGCACGAGACGTTAAAAGAGGTTTTAAGTCCAGGGAGCAAGCTGCAAAATTTATTACAAAAATTCAACCGATCCTGGAGAAGGAATCTGGACAATGGTCTTGGGAGGATAAACTCCAGGCGTTCATCTTTGAAGCTCAACATGGCCCTGAATATTACTCCGAGCAATCATGGTATGAATAAATTTTTGGGAGGGCCCCGCCCACAAGCACGCACCAGGCCACAAGCTACAAGCGCTCAAGGAACAAGCAACAAGCTGATAAGCCACAAGCCACAGGCTCCGGGTGGGTCCCGCCCACAAGCGCGTGGATCTCGGTCCCTTCATAAAGTTTTATAGCCCCCTGACCGAGGGCCCGTGGCAGCTCTTTTACCATGATGAAAGTGTTCTTAGGGTGTCTAATATGGAACGAAATTTGGTGTGGTGAGAAGGTCAAAAACTTACTCAAACTTACTTTTAATTCGACCGTAAAAAATTTATTATTTTTGTTATAACCCAACAGATCTGGAGTGCCATGAGCTGCAGAATTTTCAATCCTAGTCCAGTTTATTTCACATTTATGTGCTCTTATTTCTCTCCAAAATTTAGACTCTTTCTTCAACATTTTTTAGAGTAATTTTCAGAGTAAGTGGTGTTCAATATTAGTCACCTATTTTCTTCAAAACCTTACCCATATTCCAGGTTTCAGCCTTGATTGTGAACACTAATCTGTGAGACTCTCTATGACCTATAATTTTATTTTCAAGCATTTGAAATGAAGTAATGTCGTAAAATTTACCATCTGGTAAACAAACTTGTACTCTTGCATCTTGAGCTGCAGGAGATACTAGCATTTTATTTAATACTTGACTTAATAGCTTTCCATTCATTCGTACTTGAAATATATCCTATATTTTATATATTTCAACCATGGGAGTTCCAAAAAGATTAACAGAAAAACAATTAAAATTTGCAAACTTAATCATAGCTCACGAAGGTAGGAAAACAGCAACTGAATGTGCGATCCTAGCAGGGTATGATGAAGAGTCTGCTTATGTTAGGGCATCAGAGTTACAAAATCCAAAAAAATATCCTTTAGTGGTCGAGTATATAGGTGAGAGAAGGACAGAGATGTTAAAAAAATATGACATAAGTTTTAATGGACACATGGTAGAGTTAGGCAAACTTAGAGATGAGTTCAGAGAAAACAAAGCCTGGACTGCTGCAGGTAACATGGAAGTTTCACGTGGAAAAGCAGCTGGATATTATAACAATCAACAGATTCATCTACACAAACATGAAGGTTTGAGCCAGGAAGAAATAGATAAAAAGGTTGTAGAAGCTTTGGAACATTACCAACCGATTATAGATAGAAATGCTGAAGTAGTTACAGACGAGTTATCTTCTTCACCCACTGTCGAGGAATCATCGTCCGATCCCCAAACGTAATTCCATCTTCATCTTTATCGTATGATGCAAATATTTTTATATGATCTTTTGTTTTTTCGTATAGCCAACCCTCGTTTACTGGTCTAGCTAATTTCATTTTATCAAATTCTTTTTCGTTAGCCCATCCAGAATCAGATACACAATCAACCCATTCAACTCTAACTTTATGAAATGGTATGTCAGGTGTTGTTTCAGTGAGTGCAGCTTTTCTTCTTTTCTTAGGCATACCACCTTATACACCCTATAGATCTTTTCTCTAGGGACATTTTTTACAAAAAACAATTTCCATACGCGCGCTCCGGGAACTTGAAAAGTGAGTGTTTATGCGGATTGTAACATCTGTAACATTGGGTTGTTACAATCTAATCTTAAATAAGTGTTGATAATCAATGTTTATTTACAATTGTAACATTGTAACGCCTGTAACATAGTTTTGAAAATAAAAAAATATTTTTTTATTCTGGGGAAAAAGTTCTATACGATACAAATAGTTTAGAATTATTCTAAATTAGCGTAGTATTGCCCAACTCTCGCCAACCATTTGTACATATACTGCCTAAATTCTTCATCAGCTATCTCAAACTTTTGAAAGTAGCCATCTTTAGAACACATTAGAACCACACCAGAATGTATTTGAGTTTGATATGTATAGTTGTGAGCCATGGCATATGCAGCTAATTGTATAAAATAATCCTCGATCCATTCTCTACGTTTCGGCTTGTTTGTTTGCTTGAAATCTATTATGCTTTCGCGTCCATTATAAATACCAACAACATCAGTTGCTCCTGCATATAAATCTGGGTACCATAAAGTAACCTCAGACCCCCATATTTCGTCCAGAGAGCCCTTTATACCATCATCTATGACCTTTTGAGCCATAAGGGTAGCCTCTTGCCCTAAATCCGTTAAATCGGCATGGTTTTGGCCCAATAAATAGTGTTCTAGAAGGGTATGCATAGCAGTTCCTCGAGCAGCTGCTTGGTCCATGGTCCTTGTAGCTTGTTCCTCGCCCACTTTAGCACGCCAATTGGCCAACGATTCTTGCTTTTCTTTTGTCTGAGTTTTTGATAATATAGTTGTTACAGATGGTA